GTGCTATATAGGTCAATCAATATTTTTAAATAGAAGGATAAAAAGACATTTATCATATAAATCTCATAAGGATAATTTAGCTGTATATAAAGCTTTTGATAAATATGGGATTGATAATTTTTCAATAGAAATATTAGAATCTTTTAATACGAACGATTATAGTTTTATAAAGAAAAAGCTAGACGAGTTGGAAATTTATTATATAAATAAATTCAATTCTTATGGTAATGGATATAATAAAACAATAGGTGGTGATGCTGGTACAACTGGTTATAAATTTACAGAAGAGCAGAGGAAAAAAGTTTCTGACAACTCAAAGCTTTATGCAAGTAATTATTATAAGCCAGTATATCTAAAAAGCATAATTACAAAATATACAAAAATGTATATATCAGAAGCGCACGCAGCAGCTGATTTAAAATGCCACCATTCACAAATATCAAGAACTTGCGAATGGAAACAAATGTTACTAAATGAAGAGTGGGTTGGTGGAAGGTCGTATGAAGATTTAAATAATAGATATATTCAATTTTTAAATACAGGTAAACCTTGTAGATTTATAAGAAGATTAACAATATATGAATATTATGATAAATTGAAATCTATTAAAAATGGAGACATGCCAACTGTTAAGCAAATTTCAGAAACACTTGGAATATGTAAAAAAACAATATCTACTTATAATAAAGAGTTATTGAAGATTGGTCTTTTAGAAAAAATTAAATATCATAAATATAAATTAAAATAATACGAATGGAACTGAAAATTAAAAGATTGAATGATAAGGCTATAATGCCTATACGCGCACATAAAGGTGACGCAGGACTTGATTTAACAGCTACAGATATAACACTTGAACAAAACGAATGTGGTCAAACTGTAGTTGTATACCATTGCGGTCTAGCTGTAGAAATACCAGAAGGCTATGTTGGTTTGATATTCCCTCGTTCTTCAATTGCTAAGAAATCTATGTTTATGACTAATGCTGTAGGTGTTATCGACTCTGGTTATAGAGGTGAGATTACAGCAAAGATGCATGTTACAACTGATGCAAGACCAGCTATGTATATGATTGGTGAAAGATTTGCACAGCTTGTTATTATGCCTTTGATTGATGTAGATATTACAGAGGTTTCTGAACTTAGTGAAACAGAACGTGGAGAAGGTGGTTATGGTTCCAGCGATACGAAATTGAGCGCACCTGATGCTTCAGAAGTTAGTGTACAAGACGTTGATACTAAAACCAATGAAGATACGACGGTAGCGGCGGACTCAACTGAGGAGTCTGAGGTAGCCGAGTAACGCGTGACAACGCTACGGGAAGCGGCGTTATAATTATAGAAGAGCAATGCTTCCATGTTAAGGGGATTACAATAAAGTTGTAGTCCCCTTTAACTGTTTAGTAATAAACCTGGGTATGTGTAGTATTTATAGTGCTACATATTTCCTATGTTTGTATAATTATATAAAATTATAGCACATGAAAAAATCTAAACTTTTTGGTTCCAGGTTAGTTGAAAATGTATTTCTTCCAAAAACCCCAAAGGTTATAATGCTTGCGGATTATGACAGCATAAACCAACACTTTGAAGAAGGTGATATACTTGATGCTAATTCTGTCAAAAGAATGTTGCTTAATAATAAACCAGAATATCAAACTTCTAATGATGTTTATGATTGTTCTCCAAGAGGAGAAAGATTTGATTTAACACAAGCTATAGAGATATTATACCAAGATGACAAGCGTAATAATTTTAATTTTATTACATTTATAGACTCTGCTACAGGATTAAGAGTTGTATATTAGAATTTACACGCTGGTAAAAATACATCTGTACAGAATTGGAAACAGCTTTTAACTGAAGACGATACAGTTAGTTTAATTGAATCAGAAATAAAATTATATATATCTCGTATAACAGAAGTTGAAATTGATAACGAAATAAGATAATATATAATTATGGTTTAGAAAATATTAGATTTTGATGGTTTAAAATACTTTGTTAAAGCTATCAAAAAGCACTTATCGCCAAAGCAAAGAATTATTAAAAATAGAAATTACATTGATAACATTACAAATAACGAACTTGTAATACTTGACAATTCATAGTTTTCATACACATCTGGTCAAACTTGGTGGGTTAATCCTAAACATAGTATTGTAATAGATAATGATGCTATGAAGAAGTTTGAGTTTATTGTAGTTACTGGGAATAATACTGTTACTGTTTAGTTTGCTGATTATATTTCAGCTAAAGGTAATCCAGGTGTACTTCAAGCTAACTCTACATATTTATTTAATGTTTATGGGAGTGAAACACAAGTTCAAGGTGGTCAAACTTATGGTAAAATCATATATATGAATGTATCAAAAATATCTTAATTTTATAACTATATGGAATAGAAGAAATACTTAGACTTTGAAGGTCTTAAACATTATAATGGAAAATTAAAAGATGGTACTATTGTTGTTGGTAAAGCCGCAGCTGCAAATACAGTTCCATCAACTGGTATTCAATGGGGTACAGATACAGTCCCATTGGCAAATATACCAAAGACAGCTTTAGAGCGCTGTTACGTCGTTGCAAATAACACTGCTAGATTTGCATTGACTACTACACAAGTACAGAATGGCGATACTGTAAAGGTGTCAGACTCTAATAAGATGTACTTCGTTAAAGATGATACTAAATTAAACAGTGAGAATGGTTATGAACCATATACATCTGGTACATCGGTAAATATTCAAAGTGTTGACTGGGCTAATGTAACAAACAAGCCATCTAAGTTTACTCCAGAAGACCATGGTTCAAACACAGTTACATCATTAGCAGGTTATACTCCAATGTCTAGTGCTACTGGAGAATATAATAAAATAACTCCTGAAAAATCTTTGAATGAAGCATTGTTGATGCTTCAGCAAAATACAGATAGGATGTTTAAGACTATAAACATTAAAGACTTAAATAATCCAATATCATCAACATCTGAAAGATTTAGACAACTTGTAAGTGATAACTATGTAATACAATATACGCTTGTTTGTGATGTTAGTGATGAGAAAATGCCATGTGGTGTATTGTATGAGTTTAGCGATGCTGGTAAAACTAATATTACACAAGTAGCAATAACATCATTATTGCCAAATAATATTACATCTCCATCATTTTCAATGCATACACCTCCAATGATGTGGTCTAGAAGATTTAAAGTTAGAAATTATCAAGCAGAACAATTAAATAAATGGAGTATATGGGAGCCATGCGTTGGTGAAGATACAATGAATTTTATCAAAAATAAAATAATGATAAAATTTAATGGTTTTGTAAACAATGCTAGCATACAATCACAATCTACAACTAGTACTGATGGTTCTGTAGTGTTTGATGAAGGTATAAATAAACTATTATATAAAGTTGGTTTTAATACCTATTATCAATCATGGTCAACATCATATTTATACGGAGAAAGTAATACTGGTCAAACTACCCCATTTGAAAATGTACTTTATTGTGATATGAAAAATGGTGGAATATATATTTGGGATGGAACTAATTTCAAGCCAATGTTTAATAAGACTGCAGCAATAACTACAACTGAGATAGATAATGCAATAAACGGATAATATTATGAATAAAGCAAAATTAGTTAATTCCGTACTTACTGGTGGCGGAATAGGAGGTCCTTAGCATCTTAATGTTGTAATAGGTAATGAAGATAAAGGTTTCCCAAGAGGACATGTATTAGATGCAAATGCTACATTAGCTTTAGCTGGTACTGGTGGAGGTAATTCTAATGATAGTTTTTACGAAGACTTAAAAAAACGAGTTAGCATAAGTAATGGCTCATATGTAGATTCTGAAATATTAAATATAAAACCTGAACGCAGCCCTAAGTATATAGGTATTAATATTTCAAATTATAAAGATAATTATAATGAATTTTTTAATTCTAATTTAGCTGGCGGATTTTAGTCTGGATTTTCAAATTATAACGTTAGTCGTAATAGTGTTCTTTTAGGGTCTGGGATATTCGCAGACGGTTTAAAAGACTCTATTGCAAGTAGTAGTTATATATAGTTGTAGGTTGAAAAAATACCAAACAATGATAAATTGTGTTTGCGTATTAGTAAAAATAGTTTTGCGTTTAAAGCTTTAAAAGCAGGATTGTTAATGATAACTGATTATTTTGCAATTACTATAAATAGTGATAATACTGTAAAATATGTTAAAGTTAGTAATGGTTAGTATGGTTTTAGAAGTACTGATAATTATACAATATTAAGCGATACTGTTATATAGTTTAATAATTTATATCTTGCAAAATTAAAAGACTATGATATGGTGTTCGCTTATACAATATATACCGTATCTAAAAATTCAATACTTTTTGGTAAGTATATATCTAGTAATTCTGAAAATTCTATAGCTGTTGGAACTGGTTTAAGCGATAATCTTGTACATAATGGTAAAAGTTTGAACTGTGTATCATTATTTGGCAGTTTAAACAGTGTTAAAAACAACGGAGAGTTTGCATGTGGTATTGGTAATGTTTCAAATCTTGTAGAAAATGGAAATATTAGATATTGTACATTATTTTCTATAGGGTCTTACATAAATATGCAAAATTCAAATGCGTTAGAAGTTCTTATAAAAAGAGAAGGTTAGACTGTTACTGATAATAATATGTATGTATACGGAATCGGTAATTACGACGGAACTAACGCTACTTCTAGTC